ATGACGAAATTGGGAAACTTCGATTTTCGTGAATTCGAAAAGTATCGTGACAATCTTAAAGAAATGGAAAAAGCGATGCCAGGTTTTTTAGAAGATTGTGTACTGGAACTTGCTGAAAGACTATTGGATAACTCAATAGCTCGTACCCCCGCGGATCAGAAAGAAGTTCGTAGAGGCTGGACGATTGGCAAAGTGAGTATTACATCTAATGGTGCTGAAATTGAAGTGCTTAACGCTAATGAAAGTTCGTCCTATGTGGAATATGGGCAACGATTAGCTAACGGTCGAGGTTGGATAGAAGGCAAGTTTATGATGACTATCTCAGTAAAAGAGTTAGAGCAACAAATACCAACTGTTTTAGAGAAGAAAATGAAACGATTTGTAAAAAGGTTTTTGGGGTGAGGTCATGCAAGTCACTTTTAATGATGTAAGGTACGCAGTCAATGATGCACTTTTATCAGCATTCCCTGATATACCACTATCTAGCGAGGAAATCGGACAATTAATCGATTCGCATTATTTTTATGTGCGATTGTTGGGACCTACATTAACTCAAGAGCTTGGAAGAAGATATAAGAGAAATCTTCCATTTGTTATTCGTTATTATCGGTCTGATCATTCTAGCGATGAATTTTATGATATGGGCGAGAAATTAACAACAGCGCTGAAATGGATTACTGTAGCTGAAGCTCAGTTTTTGGGACAAGGAATGAGTCTTCAAATTATAGATGAGGTCCTGCACTTTTTTGTAACGTTCAGTATGCTCGTTTATGATCAACAACCAAATGACGTTAAAATGCAAAGGCTTGAGCAGGAGGAATTTGTTATATGAGTGCTAAAGACAAGGATGCGTTATTTACTAAATCGCAATTTTTGAGTTCTAGACAACGTCCTGGGCAAGAGAAGGACATACTTGCAAGTGTTTTGGAAGATGGTAAGCATTACACGATTGCAGAGGCGGAAAAGGCTATTCAATCGTATCTAAAAAGGAGTGTGAAGTAAGTGGCTGGTGGAAAATGGGAAGTTCAAAATAAAGTAAGACCGGGCGTTTATATTAAATTTAAGGCAAAACCGCAACCGCTTGGTAATCTAGGAGATCGAGGTATTGCAGCATATCCAGTATCATTACCTTGGGGAGATCCGTCAAAGGTCATCGTATTAGAATCATCCCAATTTGTAGAGAAGGCAGTTGAGCTAATCGGATTCAAAGCAACGGATGCACGTATTCGTCATATTGCTGCTGCTGTTAGTCAGGCAAGCACAGTATTGCTCTATCGATTGGGTGGTACAGGTGCAGGGAAAGCAACTGCTACTGAAGGTAATTTGACGGCTACTGCTAAGTGGGGTGGAGTACGAGGGAATGATCTAAAAGTTGTAGTTCAAGCTAACATTGATGAACCAACTCAGTACGATATTATTACGCTTCTTGAAAATGATGAAATGGATAGACAAACTGTTGCTACAGTTGAAGATTTAGCGGTCAATAGTTACATTGTATGGTCAGGAACTGGTGAAATTACTGCTACCGCAGGGATTTCTCTAACAGGGGGTACTGATAGTACTTCTAGTGGAGCTGATTTCTCCGCAGCGCTTACAGCCTTTGAAGCATACCAATTTAATGTATTAGGAGTATCGCTAGATGATACTTCAAGTAAGCAAATCGCGATTGCATATGTAAAACGTCAGCGTGAAGAAGAAGGTAAAAAAATTCAGGCCGTATTGATTAATCACCCTACTGCTAACTATGAAGGAATTATTAGTTTGCATAACGGCATCATTACAGCTGATGGACTACAAGTGTCACCTTCAGATCTAGTATGGGAGATTGCTGCAATGCAGGCTTCGGCTAATATTAATGAATCACTTACGTATCGCGCAATTCCAAATGCAGTTGATGCTTTCCCGCGTTTAACGAATAGCGAGACGATTGCAGCGCTGAAAAATGGTCAATTAGTTGTTACGGCTCTTAATGGTACGGCAGTAATTGAGCAGGATATTAATACGCTAAGTAGTTTTACAGCAGATCGCAGCAAAGCATTTAGTAAAAACCGCGTAATGCGAATTTTAGATTCAATTGGCAACGATGTGAAACGAATTTTCGAACAGTTTTACATTGGAAAAGTTAGTAATAATGCAGATGGTCGAGCATTGTTAAAAGGTGAGATTGTTTCGTACCTTGTTACACTTCAAGGTTTGGGAGCTATTCAAAACTTTGATAGTCAGAAGGATGTATCTGTATCTGCAGGAACAGACGTGGATGCTGTTGTTGTTGAGCTGAGTATTCAGCCAGTAGATAGTATTGAAAAAATCTATATGACAGTTGAGGTGGTCTAGTATGACATTTTTTAGAGAAACAGATGCATTAAGTGGTAAGCAGGCCAAAGCTTATGCAATTATCGATGGTAGAGTAGAAGAGTTGTTCTATGCCAAGGCACTTGAAGCAACGATTGAAAAGAACAAAGTGGATGTGCCAGTGTTAGGGAAGACAAATACCGCTCAACGCGCTGCAGGTTGGAGTGGCTCAGGTACGTTAACGGTGTACTATGTAACGTCAGTGTTCCGTCAGTTAATGCGTACTTATATTCAAACAGGTCGTGATTTTTGGTTTGAATTAATGATTGTCAATGAACAACCGGGCAGTGATGCTGGAAAGCAAGTAACGTTCTTGAAAAAATGTAATCTAGATAGTGTTATTGCTGCACGTTTTGATGCATCTAGCGATGATATGCTAGAAGAGGAACTTCCGTTCACATTTAACGATTATGATATTCAAGATCAATTTTCAGAAATTTCGGGTGCCTAACTAGGCGCCCTTTCTTTTAATCAAATAACCTTTGGAGGTAATAATATATGAGTTTACAAGATTTTTTTGCACAAAATGTCCAAGCTGAAATTACTGAGGATTGCATTATTTCGGAGCGTTTCAAAAGTGATGCTAACGAGCCTATCAAATGGAAGCTGAAAACAGTAACGGAGAAAGAGAATGAAGCTATTCGTAAATCTGCTACTCGTATCTCTAAAGGTAAAAATGGAGCACGTATTCAAGAGATTAATCAAGAAGAATATGTTGGGAAACTAGCAGTAGCAAGTGTAGTTTATCCTGACCTACAAAATGCCGACCTGCAAGCTTCATATAGTGTACTAGGTGCTGATACTTTGCTAAAAACGATGTTGTTATCGGGCGAATATGCTACATTACTGGAAAAAGTTCAGAAAATGAACGGATTTGACCAAGACATTAACAATTTAGCAGATGAAGTAAAAAACTAATTAGCGAGGGTGATGCAGAAGCAAATTATGCATATTACGCCCTCAATGAGTATCATGTAATGCCATGGGACTTTGAAGCTCTTGATCCTTTTCGAAAAGCGGCATTAATTGGCTTTATAAGAGTAAGAATTGAAGCTGAACGTAAGGAACGGGCGAAAATGAAAAAACGATAGATTTACTGCTAATGATTCGCGTAATCTACACTTGATTAAAAACATAAATGAGCCCTAGAAGTTATTCTAGAGGCTCATTTATAGTTTTTTATTCTTAAATGAAAATATTACACCTAATGAAGCATTCTTTTATTGAGCTTTTTATGAGAAAGGAGGAAATGATGGCTACAATTAGCACGTATATCAAAATGATGGATCAATTTTCAAAACCAATAAAACGTGTAAGAGATCGAGTTAATAAAACGATTGACGTGATGGGAAAACTTAGAAGTGCGGTGGAACGAACTGCAGAACTTAATATCAATACGTCAAATGCACATAATCAATTATCCGTAATACAGGATATGATCCAAGGTACAAAAATTAACATTACATTTAATGCTGGGGATGTTATTCGTGAAGCACAACTAGTGAAAGACCTATTGGAAAAGCATTTAAACGATATCAAGGCAAATATACGCGTAGAGCTTCCAGCATCACTCACCGTTTTGTTTACTAATATACAACGATTAGTGTTGAAGCTAATTGCCGCAACAAGACGTATGCAAGGAGCGAGCGGTAATATTTCGCCAGTAGTAAATTCACAAAATGCAAATACGAATGCTACAAACGCAAATAATCCAGCATCAAAGTATAGTAATCTTTTTGCTGGTTTGAATCAAATGGTTCAGCCAATAAAAAGTTTATTCGGTGGAATGAATAAAATGTTACAACCGGTTAGAAGTATATTTGGTGGAATGAATAAAATGTTGCAGCCTGTTAAAAATTTATTCAGTGGAATGAACAGAATGCTACAGCCAGTTAGAAGTGTATTTGGTGGAATGAACAGAATGCTACAACCAGTTAGAAGTGTATTTGGTGGCTTGAATAGAATGTTACAACCGGTCAGAACTTCATTCGGTGGATTGATTAAAACGCTGCAGGCGGCTAAAAGTATACTTGGCAGTGGATTTAAGACAATGTTTCAGGGGATAAAAAGTAAGCTCAGTGGCGCATTACCAAAATTACTTCCGGGAACATCGGGTTCGTTTTTAATGGAAAAAGTAGCAAAACCACTCGTTAGTACGTCCATTGGCGGGGCTATGAAACAGCAGCAGACGGAAGATATGTTTATCACGAAAACTGGTAGTGCTGAATTGGGAAAAGGAATGTTCGAGAAATTCAAGTCTGAGGCAATTGCTGCTGGTCAAGATGTAGATCAAACATTGCAAAGTTCACTTTCCTTTTTACCCGAAGTACAGAATGTAGATCAGATTTCACAACTTAACGAATTATCTCAACGTATGGCAGCTTTCGATATTTCAGGTAACGGCATTGAAGGAGCCGCTTCTGCTTTGAAAGAAGCGCTGAATGGAGATGCCTCTTCATTAGCTGATAGTCTTAAGATGTCTCCTGCCGATATGAGTAGTTTTAAGATCGAAGATCTAGCTCAATCAGGCAATGTGGATGGATTAATTAGTGCATTTGATCAAATTCTCGAAAAGCAAAACATGGGTAAAGATGCTTTCGCAGTAATGATGGCTAGTCCGATAAAACAAGTGGAAACTCTTAAGAACAACCTGAATTCTGCTTTAGCAGATTCAGGACAGCAAGCGGTAACTGCCTTCATGCCATTAATTACGATGCTTAATATGGCTTTCCAAGAAGGTAAGTTTCAACCATTCTTCGATTTGATTAGTGGTGGATTGGCTTTAGTAGCTAGTGTTGCAGCATGGGCCGGTCAATTAATAGTAGATAATATTGATACAGTTATTAATATTCTAATTGCGCTTGGAATAATGGCGCTCGTTGTTGGAGCATCTATGTTGATTTCATGGATTATGGCAGTATGGCCTATTCTATTGTTAATTGGCGTAATTGTTGGGCTTATCTCATTATTGAATTACTTTGGTGTTTCTACCGAGCAAATTGTAGGCTTTGTCGGAGGTCTCTTTATGGCTCTTGTAGCTTTTATATGGAATCCGATAGCGTTACTATGGAATATTATAGTTAGTTTTGCGGAATTTTTGATAAATGTATTTATTGATCCTGTCTACGCAATTCAAAAGCTAATATATGATCTTGCAGTGGAATTTGGCGGCTATATGTATAATATGATCCGATCTGCAGAAGATTTCGCGGGTAGTTTTATGTCAACAATATTGTCAGCTATCAATGGAGTGTTAAGTGGGATCAACTGGCTGAGCTCTAAATTACTTGATCTTACAGGTATTGATCTGGGACAAGTAGCATTATTCGATGAGTCCAATGTTAATGCAATTAGTGATTCATTCAAATCGTTTATTGATCAGATTGAAGAACCTGTTAAAAGTACTGGTGTCGTAGATTTCTCTGGAGGAAAAGCAGAACAACTAAATATTAGTGACCAGTTTGACACTGGTTATAATGCAACATCTTCTGCTTTTAGTGGAATGGGAAATGCATTAGGAAAAAGTACTGATTTTAGTTCTTTCGGTAATAACACTTCAATAGGTTCTAAGGGAAGTATGGGTGACATTAATAGTGTCGGTGAAGTCGGTGAAGTTGGTAAAATCAATGACACAGTTGATATTAGTAGTGAAGATTTGAAAATGATGCGTGAATTAGCAGAAATGAAAAATATTCAAAACTATGTGACATTGACACCTTCAGTGAGCTTCGGCGATACGCATGTGCGTAATGAAAGTGATATTAATACGATTGTATCAAAAATTACACAAAAGCTAGAGCAAGACATAGCATCTTCTGCAAATGCTGTATATGGATAAGAGGTGATTAGAATTGAAAGTATATGGCGTACAATTAAGTTTTAATAATATGGAAGAAGTAATGAACTTTCCTATTAATCCTGCTTCCATCGAAATATCTGAGTCTGGACAAGGTAAAACATACGATATATCTGGACTCGGAGAAATTAATGTTATTAAAGACCGCAAGCTAACGCAGTATAGCTTTAGCGGTCTTTTTCCTGCTCAATGGTATCCTTTTGTAAGAGGAGATGAGTTTCTTAAAACAAAGGAAGTGACATTTAAACGTCATCGGTTAGATGTGGAGAAGAATAAACAACTTCGCATTGATATGGAATCTAACAGTAGTCTAATGATTAATTTGGAACAATTCGAAATGCTTAACAATGATGATGAGCGTTATGACCCTCTTCAACCTGTAGTGTATATTAAACTCATTGAAAAATGGATGGCTTCAAAACGACCTGTACGCTTCATCTTCAGTAGTAGCACTTATGATATTAATACCGCTGTAAGCATTGAATCTTTTCAATGGGAAGAATCTGCTGGTGGCGGTGGAGATATTGAGTATACGATCAAGCTGATGAAATACATTTTTTATAGTGCAAAGAAGATCACTACTGTAACGAATAGCGAAGGTGGAAAAGTTGGCGCAACATCAACGGATAGTAGACCTAATGATAAACAACAAGATAAAACATATACGCTTGTAGCCGGCGATTCTCTCTGGTCAGTAGCTAAAAAGAAATTAGGAAACGGTAATCGATGGAAGGAAATCCAAACACTAAATAACATTAAAGATTCAGAATTGAAAAGGCTGCCTATAGGAAAGGTGATGAAGTTGCCATGAGTTTAACAATAGAGATCCATAATCGAGAGGGCAACAAGTGGGATGTGAGTAATATTGTTGAAGGCCTTTCATGGAAAACTACACGAATAGGAACAGCTGGGACAATCAGCTTCACATTAGTAAAAGGGGCTATTTATCAATCTAAAGATTTTATGTATAGAAACGGTGATGGGGTTGCCATAGCCGTGGGCAATATTAAAGTTTTTTATGGATATATATTTAGTATTGATGAGGGTAGAGACGAAAGTGTGAAGATAACAGCGTATGACCAAATTCGGTATCTCATGAATACTGACACCTATGTATTTAAGGGTATAACCGCAACAGATGTATTGAAACGAATTGCTAAGGATTTCAACCTTAAGCTCGGAGCAGTAGCAGATACAAAGTACAAAATTCCTGTAATGAGTGAAGACGGTCAGAAACTATTAGATATTATTTGTAAAGCAATCACCCTTACATTTTCCAATACAGGTCGAGATTATTGTCTATACGATGACTTTGGTTCCCTATGTTTACGAAATGTTGATGATGACCAACTTGATCTAATAATCGGTGATCGAAGCTTGATGTACGATTACAATGTGCAAACTTCGATAGATAGCCAAACATACAACCAAATCAAGTTATATAAAGACAATAAAGATACTGGTAAACGTGAAATTTACATGTATAAGGACAGCGTGAATATTAAACGATGGGGAATGTTACAGTTGTATCAGAGTATTGATGAGAAAGCAAATGATGCTCAAATTACTGAATTGCTAGACTCCCTGTCTACCATTCATAATCGAGAAACAAAATCATTAAAGGTAAATGCGATTGGGGATATTAGAATTCGGGCGGGTATGAGAGTTAGAATTCTTATATCTGAATATGGGGTAGATCAAGCTTTGCTCGTTGATGAATGCTCACATAATTTTGATGGGGCAGATCATACAATGTCGCTAGATTTGAGGGTGGTATAAATGACCGATTTATTAAGTACAGTGAAACAGGCTGCCATGGCCGCTATAGCAGCGAGTAATCCAGTTACCATGATGTATGGAGTGGTAACGAATACAAATCCGCTAGAAGTAAACGTAGATCAACGGTTTACACTTCCAGCGGATTTTTTAGTAGTGCCTGAATCATTAACAGAGAATAAATTAGTTATCGGTGGGAGCACTTATATCGTTCGTGAAGGTTTAAAGGTAGGAGATAAGCTACTATTATTACGTGTTCAAGGTGGCCAACAATTTATTATTATAGATCGAGTGGTGAGCACATGATACCTGAAATTGGAGCAAGTCGATTAGATGACGGTTTAGTACAGAGACAGCGGCCCTCTTTAACCTGGAAGCTTGATTTGGAAAAAGGAAAGATAACAGGTAAAACGGATGGACTTGATGCCGTAAAACAAGCTGTATTGAAGTCGTTACAAACTGATCGATTTTGGTACGATATTTATAGCTTTGATTATGGTCATGAGTTAAAGCTAATCATAGGTAGTCAGCCACAATTTGTTACGTCAGAAGTAACGCGAATGATTGAAGAAGCACTGTTGATTGATGATCGCATTACAGCAGTTAAAAATGTAGAAACAAGTATTTCAGGTGATGGGATGATCATTCGATTTACGGTTACTTCGATATATGGCAGTTTTGAAGGAGTGGTTACAAGCAATGTATGAACATATGACCTTTGATAATATTTTGAATCGTATGCTTGCTAGAGTAGCTGGAACAATTGATAAACGTGAGGGGAGCGTTATCTATGACGCTTGTGCTCCAGCAGCAGCTGAACTTGCCCAGATGTATATTGATTTGGATGTACATCTAAATCTTGTGTTTGCTAGTACTTCGAGCGGAGAGTATTTAGAATTGCGAACACGCGATTTTGGAATCTCGAGACAGCCCGCAACTACTGCTCAACGTAAGGGGGTATTTCATTCTTCTAATAATGTATTGATGGATGTTCCGATTGGCAGTAGATATAGTGATGGTGAATTAACTTATGTTGTTCGAGAAAAACTGGCAACTGGTGAATTTATTTTAGAATGTGAAGTACATGGTGTGGTCGGTAATCAATATTTCGGTTCTATTATCCCTATCGATTATATAGTTGGCTTGGTAAAGGCGGAACTAGTAGACATTCTTGTACTAGGTGAAAACGTAGAGAGCGATGAAGTACTTCGAGAGCGTTATTTGCATCGTGTGCGTAACCCTTCAAGTGGAGGGAATGCTGCTGATTACCAAGAGTGGGCATTAAAAGTAGCAGGGGTTGGGGGTGTGAAAATACATCCACTCTGGAATGGCAATGGAACTGTCAAAGTAGTGATTGTCGATAGTAATAAAGAACCTGCAAGTTCTGTACTAGTGACAGAGACTGCATCTTACATTGAAACTGTACGTCCTATCGGTGCGGATGTAACCGTAGTATCAGCTACAGCTAATCTTATTACGGTAAGCTCAGAAATTACACTGGCAACAGGGTATACACTTCAGTCGGTTACAGATGCAGTAACGAAATCATTGAATAACTTCTTTCGCAGCATATCCTTTACGACGAGTTACGTCAGTATTGCCCAGATCGGTTTGTTATTATTAAGTGTTCCTGGAGTAGTTGATTACGCGAACTTAATGCTAAATGGGAATAGTATGAACGTGGCATTGAACGAAGAGGAAATACCCAAGCTTAATAGCGTGCTCTTGGAGGTGTAGCAAATGGGTGCTCGAAGTTTCAAAGATAAGTTAAACAAACGTCCTGATGGGAGTAATTACACAATTGAAGAGCCAATAATTTTGGTGGATGGGAAATTTGAAGGTCTATTGACGCATGACAATATTGGTAATAGCTCTGTCAAAGTTTACACAGGTTCAAATTTTACAGGGGAAGAAATCACAAACTTCGTCGTATCAATCCCATCAAATTCACCTTGGCGGCGGAGTATTAGAGTTTATGCTGATATACCAAAGGTTTACGTAACTTATCAGACCCCTGGAGATCAAGTAGATGCGGATGATATTAACCTTATTCAGAATGTAATCATAGAGGCAGAAACTAGTTTATCGAATGCACTTCTTCTAAAGGCAGACAAAGATACGACTTATACGAAAACTGAAACAGACAAACGGATTGAAAATATTATTGGTTCCGCGCCTGAGGCACTGGATACATTAGTAGAAATAGCAGAGGCATTAAATAATGACCCTAATTTTGCTGCGACGATTACATTGCAACTATCTAGTAAAGTAGAAAAGATTGCAGGAAAATCGTTATCTACGGAGGATTATAGCACAGCGGAAAAAGCTAAGTTGTCCAGTATTTCATCAGGCGCTAACAACTATGTACATCCTTCAACACACCCGCCGACAATGATAGTACAAGACGAGGGTAACCGTTTTGTGACAGACGCAGATAAAGCAGCATGGAATGCAAAAGAGACGATAGAAGGATCACAGGCAAAAGCAACAGCAGTGCAAACGAGTCTAACAACACATTCCAATGATGCAGTGAAACATATTACAGCAACTGAGCGCACTGCATGGAATTCGAAGGAGACGCCAGAAGGATCACAGGCAAAAGCAACAGCAGTGCAAACGAGTTTAACAACACATGCGAATGATGTGGTAAAACACATTACAGTTGCTGAGCGTTCAGCATGGAATGCGAAGGAGACACCAGAAGGATCACAGGCAAAAGCAACAGCAGTGCAAACGAGTCTAACAACACATGTGAATGATGCGGTGAAACACATTACAGATTCTGAGCGAACGGCATGGAATGCGAAAGAAACTATTACAGGATCACAGGCAAAAGTAGATGCTCTTGCCAATCGCACAGATAATCCGCATGCTGTGACCAAAGCACAAGTCGGATTATCAAATGTGAATAACTATGATATTTCAACACAAGTAGAAGCTGAAGCTGGAAGCTCAAACGTCAAATATATGACTCCGTTAAGAACGGCGCAAGCTATTCAAAAGCAAATTAGTGGAATCGGCGGCGGAGACATGCTTAAAAGTGTCTACGATTCGAACAATAACGGCAAGGTTGATCAGTCTGAATCTGCTGATTCTGTCCCATGGACGGGGGTTAGTGGTAAGCCAACCACGTTTGCCCCTGCTGCACACGAACATTCACTTCTACAAAGGACTGATGATCGAGATCGTAAACCAATTGATACTACAAAAGGATCTGTTGAGTTTGTTTTTACTTCATTAAATGGCATGACAGGGGCTAGCGGTGGTGCTTACCAAGACATGCTAGTATTGAATGCCTATACGGATGCTAGTGGTGGAAAGGTCAACGCGCTAGTACTTGATAAGTCTGCTATGACCATTAGACATTATCAGGCAGAACAAAATGCTACATCATGGGGAAATGCTAGAGTGCTTGCCTATACAGATGAAGTAATGTCAAAGGGACCGGTAACTTGGGGCCAATTGAGAGGTGATTCATAATGTCTTACGGAGAGTCTATGTACGGTGCAATCACGTTTGGTGATAATGATGATCCTAATTCTCAACCAGAAACTCTGTCCATAGATTTGATGGGCTATTTACCATATTATTGGAGAGATATTCGAGATATGGTAGAGTTACAAGCTACACTAGGAGAAGAATTGGAATTGTCGCAGTCTGCATTAGCGGAGTTGAATACCCAAGCATTTTTAACTACTGCTACATGGGGACTCGAACATTGGGAGCGGGAATTTGGCTTAATAACTGATCCGTCTATGTCCCATCCTTGGCGACGTGAAATACTCATGGCAAAAATTCGTGGACACGGTACGGTAACCAAACAAATGATTATTTCTGCAGCCATCGCCTTTTCAGGAGGTGATGTAGAGATTGAAGAGTATCAGAGTGAATCTCGCTTTGTAGTGAGGTTTATTGGTATGCTTGGCATCCCTGCGAATATGGCAGGTTTTATTGCGATGCTAGAACAAATGAAGCCAGCACATCTATCATATAGTTTTGATTATTCCTATACGACTTGGGATAAATTGAAAGATATGACGTGGGCTAATGCAAGTCTGATGACTTGGGGCCAATTAAGAACATATGAAGGGGGTTAATCAATGCAATTAACAACTAATCTTAAATTAAAAAAGCCTGAAATTGCAGATGCCGTAAACATTGACGATTTGAATAGTAATGCTGATACGATCGACACAGAAGTTGCTAAGATAGCTTCAACTAGTCAAGCAGGTCGTATGTCTGTTACTGATAAAACAAAACTAGATGGGATTCAAGCGGGAGCTCAAGTAAATGCGGTAACATCTATTGCTGGTAGAACTGGGGTAGTGACCCTAACAAAATCTGATGTGGGGCTCAGTAGTGTTGATAATGCTAAACAAGCGACTAAAACCGAGTTTGATGGTCACGTAGCAGATGAAGTTAAGCATATTACAGCAGCAGAGAGAACTAGTTGGAATGCGAAGGCATCTACAGCGGCGGCAACGTCTAGCGCAGCGGGGTTGATGGCCGCTGTAGATAAGAGCAAGTTAGATGGCATTGCTGCAGGGGCGAATAACTATGTACATCCAGCAAGTCATCCAGCATCGATCATTACACAAGATGCTAGTAATAGATTTGTAACTGATGCAGAAAAGGCTGCTTGGAACGCAAAGACATCGTTAAACGATGTCGATGCACGAACACTGTATGGCGTGACAACCGGAACTGCTACAGTATTGGTCTTAACACTTACTCCGGCACCAACATCATTGTACTCAGGCATCGAGGTTAAAGTTAAGCTGCATTTAGCAACTGGAGAAAATCCAACATTGAACGTTAATAGTCTTGGAGCCAAGTCTCTGAAAAAAGCCAATGGTCAGCCCTTTTCTGGCAAATCAGGACAAATATATTCTTTAATATACGACGGCACAAATTTTATTCAAGTTAGCGGAGGAGGTGGTGATTTTAATATCTTTAGGCAGTCTGCACAACCCACAACATTCAATGGCGTGTGGATTAAAGATAGCACTACTGCTGTTTCAGGTGTTGTTATGGACAATGATGTAGTCGGTGCCAATAGTTTCAGTAGCGACACAACTTCTATAGTAGCTCCAATGCTCACCCAAAATAACTATACTGTAACGTTGAATGGGGCAGGACATGTATTCTATCAGAAAGATACCTATAGATATAATGAATCAAATAATACCTGGACAAAATTAGCGGATAAGCCCTCCAATGTAAATAGGGCAGTAGGAGCTGTAAACAATATAGCCTACGCACTAGGTGGAATTGGGATAGGTAGTATAGAAGCCTACAACCCCAACACAAATACCTGGTCTACAATTTCTTATTCTGGTGGTTCTGCCTTAGCAGAAACAAAGTTACACACCGTTACTGTGGGAACAGATTTATACTTTGTCGGTGGAGTATCCAGTAGTGGAGTTAAGCTAAATAGGCTGAACAGGTGGAGTACTGTAAACAATACATTAACAAAGTTGAGTGGGTTTGTTCAAGGTTATAATCTATTCGCGGTTGGGTATTATGATGGTAAGATAAGAGCCTTATTCTCTGACTATGGTTATATGGATCATGATATAGCCACTAATACTACTGCTCCTAGGGTAGCTTTTACATTTGGTGCTGGAAACTTTGGAATAAGTTATAACGTACAGATAGGTAAGTATGTCTATTATACAGGCGATACAGCTTTCAACCTTACAAGACTAGACTTATCTAATATGACACTGGTAACCTATTCCTTACCTTTGTACAATGCCTATCCTAGTGGGCTGATGGAAATTTCTACAGGCTTATTAACATTAGGGAATACCTGGGGCGGGGGCGGTATGAGTAATCAAACCTGTATGAGGTTTGTAATTACTCCAAAGGTTTATCCTACCAACAGCGTAATAATTGTTAGGAATAGCGATTTCAGAGGAATTTACTACACTGAACTTATATCTCCTGATTCTCCTGCTAGCGGTATTTACACTTTCATACAAACAGGGTTTGATGATGTTCACTTCTATGGCACTGCGCTAGACAAAAACAAAGAAACCTATTACGGTAATGGGTCATCTTGGATAAGGCTCAAATAATACTAAGGAGATGAAAGTAGATGGAATTGAATTTAGCTTATCGTATTGTAGGTAACGGTTATGTAATCACTAACCATGGAGTTGATTGGGTTGTACAGGATACGTTTATCCCTTACCCTAAAGCAACTATGGAAGAATCGGCTCATGCTCACATCGATGAAATTATTGCAGAGTTTGAAGCAGCTAAACGGGATGCAATAACTCTCCCTATCCTGCAGCAACAAATTGTGGATCAACAAGGTCAGATTGAAGACCTAACTTTACTTTTGGCAGAACTAATTAACGGCTAACCTGAGAGGAGGTGAATATTATGAACGCATTTAAAATCAAGATTACAGCACAAGCATGTATTATTCGTTATGATCGAGGAGAGACTAACTTATCATTTATTATTGATTCTTATAACCTTGCCCTAGAAAACCGAACTTTGGTTGAGGCTAATATCATGACTTTGCGTACTGATATTCAATTCGGGGATGTTGAATAAGTTCTTTATACTTAAGAGATGTCACACAAGTTTTACTAGATGTAGATAATCAACAGTAGACCCTTATAGGTCTTTTTTTATTGCTTAAATTAGGAATGAGGGAAACTGATGAACAAAGAAACAGCGTTTTGGGGAGCTGTTGGTGCGATAGCCATTCCAGTATTTGAATTTATGTATGGAGCAGGTGAGGCAGTGATGATTGCGGTGATTGCATTAGCATTTTTTATCGGCATGGATTGGATCACTGGTTCGAGAGCTGCTAAGAAAGACAATAGTTATTTAAGCAAGTACGGAATTGATGGAGTATTCCGTACTTTTTTTATGCTCTTACTACCTGCAGGAGGACATTTGCTAGATATATTATTTAACTTGCCAGGCATACTGTTCGGTGTATTAGTAGCGGGACTACTATATCATGTAATTAACTCCATGGTAGCAAATGCGATTCGAGCAGGCTGGGGCGATTGGCTTCCTCTTGCAGCTTTGGAAACATTGCTTAAATGGGTAGGTAGCGAAATGGACAAAAAGATACAACGTGCAACCGATCGCGGAGGCAATATAACGATAACAGATTCAAGTGATTCCGATGCAAATCGTTGA